TGATGTATGATACAACATCGTGCGCTGTATATGCATTCTCTAGGAAAGACATGTGACGCTTCATATCTACACCAGAATCAAGAACATTACTTTTGTAGCTTTGATCTGTATTGTATAAAGAACCATCGTTTGGAATACCATCTACCATGTATCTAGCAGAACGTGCAGGGTGTAATAACTCAAGAGACTCTAATTGTTCCTCCGTCATCAAATACCCAAACTTATCAACTACATCGGCAATAGTCATCATGTCAATATAACCAGCCCAGTTCCCTTGGGAAATGTATTGTGTGTTTGGTGATTTGTGGTAAAATGTTAAAGCGGGATTTAACAATTGAATATCATAATCATCTTCTAACATTTTGAAATGCCAGAACTCACTGTCAGTAACAAGTGAATCTCTAAATGCAACTTCTTCCATTTCATCCATTCTGAAACGGTTAGTGTCAATAGCGTGTTGTTTAACAGCCCACTTTTCTCCTAAAGTTTGGTATTTTTTAGAATAGAACTCTTCAATCTCAGGAAGTTTTTTTAATGCTTCCGGGTCCATTTGCTGTTGCGCTTCTTGTGAATTAGGATCCATTCCCATTTCCAACATGTGCGCGAGTAATTTTTGCTGTGCGTACTCAACTAATACTTTACTGATCTCTTCAGTTTTCTTAGACATGATTTCATTGTAAGAATACTCATCAATTGCGCGATAGTCAATCTTAGTGTTTCTTTTTGCAAATTCAGAAACCAATGTGTTAATCACATTAGGAATGATTGGATAAAACTTTAACTCAAGTGCTTCATTCTGCCCTTCAGTTAAAACTTCTAAGACTTCATTCATTTCATTCTCTACTGCTGGAATGTAATCACTTTTATCAATTGTCCCTTTTGCAAGTTTATAATTCTTCATTATACGTCTTGCTTTAGCCTGGATCTGTTTAATTCCTTGCCACTCTAACCAATCCATATTGTGTTTGCTCCACTCATCATCCTTTTCAGTTGCAGGAATGAATTGAATTGGTTGAGTAAAAACACCAAATTTATTTTTTTTGGTCTTTTTACCTTTTTTTATGTCCATTGCATTTAATAGCTCCATTATCTAAAATTTTTAAAGGGGTTCCTTGGTTTTTGCATAGAAAGTGATTGATTTGCACCTCCTATGTGTCTAAAGGGACTCCTATTTAATTTATACAAATTTTCTGACTTTTCCAAATGTTCTTCATTATCATATTCAGTTCTCTTCTTTAATCCGCGACTAGCTTCCTGAATTCTAACAAAAGCAATTAAAGCACCCAAAGATATAAGTCTATCCACATTGACACCCGGTTGGTAATGTTCCATCTCAACGAGAGCCATGTAATCCGGTATTCTACTAATACCATAATACTTCTTATATACTTTGCCATTGTCATCTGTTTCTTCATCTAATTCTTCTCTTAGGTACTCAATTAAATAACTGAGCATTATGCTTTTAAATATTGTTGATACGTTTCTCCAACCGTATTGCTGGAACTGTGTTTTTGATTGTTGTATTTCTTTTGAAAACAACATCTGTGTAGAAGGAACTAAATACTTTTGCTTTCTTTTAAACTGCATGTATTGAATGAATAAAGGCACGTTGTTCTCTACAATAGTCCAAGCCGCATACCATTCAATCATTAACTCCAATCGCTCATGTGTTTTGTTAATGTCATCAAAACGACCACACCATGCAGCAACAATTTTGTCTCCTTCAATAAATGTTTCTACTTCACCGTTTACTTTAACTCTTTGTATTTGGACAGGGTTTTTATAGATGTGAATAGAACAAAGTGAATCTGAAGTTACAGTTTTACCTTCAGACACGGGATCGACTGATGCAAAATATGTTGTGCAAAAATCTTTTTCTTCATCAGGTTCTTCCCATACTTGTATAGCTCCTGTTTTATCTTCAGCTGTTTTATCTACAGGAAAAATTAATATTGGCTTTTTTGTAGTGGGTTTAGAAATTATTTGACCTTTATTGTCATACTCAAGATTGATACATCTGTAAGGGTAATCTCCTTCTTCAATATCTCTCTTCATAGATTTAACTAATTCTATAGGGAAAAGACTTTCTCCTCTAAATGCAAATGCTTCTTCTAAGTTTGTTGGATGCTGTGAAATACGAATTTGATATTGCTCTGGAGCCAAATCTTTTTTCCACTGTTTTCTTTTTTCTTCAATTGCTGCAAGTGCGGCTTCAATTTGACTATTTCCAAACTCATCAATGTATGGAGGCATTGACCATTGTTCTGGAATAAATAAACCTGTTGTAAGAATAGTTCCTTTTGGATCACACCATTTATTACGCACACCATAGAAACCATTTCCTTCTGGTTTGTACATGAATAATTTAAGCGGTTCACATTGTTTCAAATCACCTACGGATCCTGCTGCAATAAAGTATCCAGTTGTAATATCTCCAGACTCCATGGCAGGACGCATGAACTCGTAAGTTTTATCCATTGATTTGGCAATTCCAGCCTCTTCATAAAAAAACAAAGTACATAAACCCCCTACACCGGCTGTATCTGATTGCTCAAAAGATAATGACTGCAATACTCCTTTTCTACCTTTTTCAGTTTTTCGTCCATTTTCAACATACTCAATTTTCTGTTGCCACTCACCAACACCACCTGGGTTCATTGGTCTATACCATGCAGTGTGCTTATTTAAGAATATACGATAAGCTTGTAGAATTTTCCAAGTACCAGTTACACCTGTAATGTATGCAGAAAGAGATGCTCCAATTTTTAAGATTGGTGATTGTTCAAACCAAAGAATATTTAAAAGCTTGGCTGCATGATATAAAGAAGAACCAAATTGACGTTTCTTTAAAACAACACCATGCTTGTAATCCAACTCACCAATAAACTCATAAAGAGCCATGTGCATTTGAGAATCCCAAATATCAGTAAAGTCATCTTCTTTTTTTACTTTATCTGGAATTTGCAAAAAGTTAATCCAGAAATAGTAATCACGTGGCAAATACCATTTTTTTTTATTGTTCCAAAAGAAACAACCTTTTCTTGATCTTAGTTTTTGCGCATCCCAGTAGTTTATAAAATCACGACTACCTTCAGGTTGATCACAATAGTAACCATGCTGTCTAAAGTAATTACCTTCTTTTTGCCATTCTAAAACAGTTTCATCTAATTGGTATTCACCAGGTTCTTTAAAGTAATTTTTTTGTAAATCAAGTTTAAATTCTTCTCTGGTGTTGTATGAAACAGTTGTCCAAACCCCGTTATCATAACAAGGTATTTCTTCATAAATTGGTCCTAGTTTGTCGTGTAGCATTTTTTAAGAATTAGTCATCATAAGAAAGTCTACTTCCCCCACGCGCCCTAGAAGATTGCTCCTCTTCTAAATCTTTTGCAACTCCTTTGAATGATTTACGTATAGCATCAAAGTTTTTTGCAGCTTGTATAATTGCACTAATATTTCCATCTCTACCATCAGTAATAGTTTGAGTCTCCATATAAAATGCTAGTTTTTCAAGCATGTTTGCAATACCATTGTATGCGCGTACTGTTGGTGTTTCATAAAGCTCAGCGCATCTATCTTTTGCCATTCTGATTAATCTATCTTCTGGATCAAAAGTAGCTTCTAAATCCCTTAATATTTCTTCTTGAATTTCATCTTGAGGGCGATTGTAATAAGGATTCTCTGAGCTTCTACATGTCATGTAAAAAAGATATGCATAAATCTGCATGTGTTTTTCAGGATACTCATCCATAATTCGCTTTAGGAAAGGAATCGTGTGGCAGTGTTCTGTTGGTATTACAGCGCTACCTTGCAAGTCAAATAATTTAATGGCCATGGTTCAATATTTTTTCTCTATTTTCTTGCACATATTTAAACATGGCAATTACTTCTTTTTTCATGTATGGTAACTCATAAGGTGTAACTTTTTTTACCATTGGATCACCTTTTGCATCATGTGCTACAACAGGATACCCGTTTGCGTCTATGCTTTCAATCTCAAACTCCACATGGTCTAATTGAATCTTTCCTGGATTCAAATTATAATTGTGTTTTTGTATAATGTACATGTATGTACTTAATTGCAAAACATACTCATTATAGTTACATTCATCTAAATGAGAAAGAGGACCTAATAGTTTTTTTGACTTGCCGTTTTTTCCTACAAAACCCTCCATTTTAATTTCTTTGTTGGTCTTGTAATCATAAACATTGACAGTGTCATTTACAATTTCAATTCTATCAGCTTGCCCGCAAATTCCTACAGACTTTAAATATACTAAATGTTCTGGATATATTCCTTCAGCTAGTTGTTGTTCAGGTGCAAGTTTGACCATACCATCCATTAATGGATTGATTATAGTTAACTCTCTGCCTTCTCTTGTAATTGTATTACATGAAAGCAAATCACGTTCTCTTTGGTCATGATACCATGAACCTAAATTGACAGCTCTTTTGTTTTCAGATGCCCACAATGCAATAATTTCATCAGGCTTCATTTTATTGTACTTGGGGTTTTTTCCTTTAGAACAAACCTCTGCCATTTTAACTGTATCAAAAGGCTCTTTGAAAAAGTGTATAAGTCTAGTTACACTAATCCAATCAATTGGATCACGCTCATCAATACTGATGTACTTATGATCATCTGCATAAAATTTTACACTCATATTTCTAATTTAGATTTTTCTGATATAAACTTTAAAGCTGTTTGTTTTACTTCTGAATCAGTTGAACGCAATAAGGCTTTTAATTTAAAATAGGAATCAGAACTAATTATATTTGCTGCTAACAAATCCGCAGCTATTTCAATTTGCATAGAAACATCTATATATATACCTGAAATTCCCGGATCACCTGATGGACCTACTGGTCCGTTAGTACCAGCAGACCCCATATTAATAAGTGTGTTTGCTGTAGTCATAGGTACAACCACCGTACCATTTTGACCAGAAGCTGTTGCCCATGGTGAATTTATGTTATTGGTTGTCTTCATTTTTTAAGTTTTGCTGTAATAAATAATTTTCCTCATGTGATAACACAGCATCCCATTTTCCTAAAGGACAGTCTGCACCTAATGATCGCAATTTTAATTTCATACTACAACCACATTCTCCACAACAAGGATGTGTTCCGGGAACTAAACATTCAGATCCTTCAAGATCTAACTTGTCACATTTTTGACAAATATCATATCTACCTGCGGCAATTTCTTCAACATGTTCAGTCTTAAACACATTGTTTTTTATACCTTCAAGGATTGCTCCTTTATTCTTCCATATTTGGATAACGCTGTTCATAGATCTCTTTATAATAAGTGTTACAAATTTCTAATGCTTTAATTTTTTTTTCAAGTAAAACTTTAGACAGATTATACTTGACAACTTTTTTAAAATCTTCTTGGTTATTACTTGCTAAAAGTTTTTCTAAACCTGCAATATCTCTATACAGTTTTTTTCTACTTAACCTTAGCGTTCCTAGACCATGTAGGAAAATAGTAGGATGCTCTAACGATTCTATTTTTTGCTTTACACAACTGTAATAGAAGTTTACAACATCAGCTACCATTTCTTCAGAAATGTTTAAATCCTGTGCAGTTTTTTTAATTAACTCTTTACCTTTAGTTGGCCTCAACGTGATACACTTTTAAGTTAAGTAAAATTGTGCCTTCGGTCAGAATGTTTAATTCTTTTTGAAGACTTACCACTTTGTTTCCTAAACCGCTTCTAGTAACTAGACCGTCTTTTACACATTTAGTAATAAAGTTTCTGGTTGTCTGCACATTTCCAAAAATTTCATTAATCACCACTTGTTCACAAAAATCTGACATGTTCATATCACCATACATTCCAAGTAAAGCCAAGCAATCCATTTGCGCTGGACTCAACCTTATTTTTTCTGTAAAGCAATGCATGTTAATCTGAAACTTAATCACATCAAATAAAGACAACGGCACTTGTTTATTTATTACTTTTGCCTTTGCCATTTTATTCAGATTTAGTTTCTTCTTTATCAGTTTCTTCTTCTTCCCGCTGCTCTTTCATTGATGAATCAAGTTGCATAAAGCGCAATGCATATTCTAATGATTCATACTTTGCTTTATTAATGCGAGCTCTTAACTCTTCAACTTGACATTGTGCAGTCAACATTTTTGTTTGTTGAGCGTAGAATTTTAAAGTCTTGTCGCGCATAGCTTGTAACTCAGCATCTGTGTATTCTCTGCCTGCGTCTTGGTTGGTTTGTTCTGACATAACATTTTTTATTTATTGGTCAAATATAATTAAAAATGTTTAACTAAAAAATGTTTAAACAAAAAAAGCACTTATCTCTAAGTGCTTTAGCCAATGAAATAAAATTCAAAGGGGGATCTATTTTCTTTTTGGGTTATTGCCTTTACCGTTTCTAGCTCTATTTGTAGAAGCTTTTTCACTAACTAATTTTCCAGATTTGGTATGTGATTTATCTTTACCATCTTTGTTACCATAAGTTCCTGATTTACGGTTGGCTGCATTTAATTCTTCGCGGTACTTAACACGTGAAGGGCTTGCATGATACTCAGTGTTATAAGCATTCTTTTTCTTACGTGCTTCTGGATGAGAAGCAAAATACTTAGCTGATTTACTTGTGCCTGTGGATTTTCCCGCTAATGAATTTCTAGCCATTACGCAATATCTTTTGATTCAATTAATGTGTATGTGAAAGCTTTGCTTCCAGATTTCACTGCTAATCTAACAATATCCATGAAAGATTCAAAATCTTTTTGTCTTTTAAATACTTGACACCCTTCAGACCAGTTTTCTACAAATGTAGAATCTACGCCTGCTTTATGGATGTTAATACCAAACACACCTTCCTGGATACTGTCTTCATCATATTCCAAATCTCTGTCTGCATCACGGTAAACTTTAACATTGTTGAATTGCTTCAATGCTTCATACTTACCTTGGTGTAAACCTAAACCATGAGAATTGATGTATTGTCCTGGAACTAATCTAGCAACACCTTTTGCATTATGGAACTCTTTAACGCCTTTTTTACCAGGATCGGTAGTATTTGTCCACTCATGGTAAAACCATGCGCCAGCTTTCATGTAAGACACTGTAATCTTATCATCAAATACATTTGTTACAGATTTTCCTGTGTCCGAATTTCTAACTCCCACAATGTTTAAGATAAAATCTTTATCTCCAAACCATTTGTAACCTTTTGCTTTTACTGCAGCTTCGATCTTATCTTTGCTGTATTTGGTAGATACTGTAGGAGCAGGTTTAACTGCATCAACAACTATCCCCATTTTTGCTAAAGTATTTGGGCCAACTACACCATCCGGTTTTAAACCATTTTTAACTTGCCAAGCTTTAACAGCTTCTTCAGTTTTTGGTCCAAAGTTACCAACTTGCTCTACGCCTAGTACAGCTTGAATTTTTTTGACAATCTCATTGTTGTCTCCTTTTTTTAAAATCATTATCCTAGTTCTTCTGGGTTATTAACTTCTTCTTCTTCTTTTGGCTCAGCCTTTTTCTTTAAAGACATAATTCTTCCTGCAGTTGTAATACCAAATGCACCAAGTGTAAGAATCATAAAGCCATCAAAGATAAATTCTTTAATCACCAATTCTTTGCTCAAAATGCCAGTAACGACATCTACTAACAACACAAATACCATTGCAAAAAATGATATTACACCAACAAACGCTTGCTCATTAATGTTGTTGTTATCACTGATTAATTCTCTAAAAAACTTTTTCATAGTTTACATTTTTATTGGGACCACTTTTACAGTTGGTCTTTTGGGTTTAATAAAATCAGTTTCCCATCCTTTATGGGGTTCCTCCTGATTATTTTCTGGATCAACAGGCTCTTCACTTCTGTAAAAGAAAATATCGCCTGTATGATCATCTTTTCTAACATAATACTGACTAAGATCAACTGAATAAATTAATGAGTCTTTCCAAGAATAATAAATCCAAGCATTGTTAATTGAAGCGTGCAGCATCCAATGCTCAAGAATATCTAATCTTTTTGCTAGATCTTCATTGTAAACATAGCTTTCAATAATATTTGTTTGCTGAATGATTAAGGTATCAAAAGCATTAATCAAACTATCTTTATAATTTATTTGAGCCTTGTATTCTGCTATCTTAGCTTTTTGACTTTCAAATATATCATTGATATTTTTTGCCTGTGCTTTTGTAAGAATAACAACTGAGTCACCTTTAATTACCGTCTGAAGCGGGTAATTTGATTGGCTGAAAATCAAATTGCTCACCAGTAGACTGCTTAATATTAGTAGCTTTTTCATCTGACAATTCTTTTTTAATATCTTTTACTACACTTTTTGTACTATCTAAGTCACCAATTACTTCAGCAACCATTTGCTCCAAACTAGCTTTATCTTCAACCAAAGCTTCATTTTTTGCTTTCAAAGATGAAACACTTTTTTTCAATCCGCTATTTTGTTTGGTCAAAGTTTTGTTTGCTGTAGTTAAAGTATCATTTTTTTTAACTACAACTACATGACCATGTCCGGTTGTAAATACTTGTAAACACACAAGTAATATAAAACCTAAAGCAGATAAACCAATGATTCTTTTTTTCTTTTTCATTTTTTCTTACCAAACAAAGTCAACACTGTTTCTTTTAAACTTTTTGCGTGCTCAGTACTTTCCTCTAGCTTTTTTTCCAGATCTTCTCTGTATTCACCTTCCAGTTCTTCAACTCTTTGACGATACTCATCTTCACTTTTCATAAGTCTATTGAGAAAAATCCAGCACAAGTACCCAAGTGCCAAAACAGCAAATCCCAGTATACCATATTGTGTAAGACTTTCAAATATTCCAAATGACATGACTATTTAGTTTTAGAAGTTCTTTTTTTCTTTTTTGCAGCTGCTTCTTCTTGTTTTAGTCTATCTTTTTCAGCAAGGTGTCTTTTAATAAAGATCCATGCTACATATCCTAAAGCCAAAACTGCTAAGCCTGCCGGGCCATAATTACCCAATTGTGCAAATACTCCAAAGTCAGGAGTTCCTGTTGCTACCGCTGTTGTATCCATTACTTAGTTATTAATTGTTTTACAGTATCAGTTAAATCACCAACATTCTTTGCAAGATTTTTAATTTCCAACTGTGTTTGTTCTTGAATTGCTTGATACTTTAGTCTAGCTTCTTGCTCTACTAATTCAATTTTACCTTTTAGTTTGCCTAACTCTTCAGCGCGTTTATGATCATTATCAAATAAAAGATCCAAGTCTCTTCTTGCATCATTGTATGCAGTCTTTAGGAAGAATCCAAATACAGTCAAAACTGTACCTGCAATAAATAAAACTATTGTAATTGTTGCGTTATCCATCATTTTAAAATTAAAGCGCCTGTTAATATTCCATTTAAAATAAAAGACCAGTTTCTTTGTCTTTTAATATTTTTTATGTCTAGTTGCAATGTTGAAATGATGGTGTCTTTAGAATTGATTATGTAACGCTGTGCATTAATAATTGTATCCTGACTAGCTATGATGAGATCTTTTTCTCTGTCTCTTTTGTAAAGAGTATGAATCATTGTATCTTGGATCTGTACAATGTTGAATGTATCTCTTGAGTTTTTTACAGCATTTAACTGAGCTTGTAAATCAAACAGGCCGTGATTAAGTTCATTGATGATAAGCTTACTGTTATCAATTACTTTTCCCTTTTCCCTAATAAGAGTTTCTTTACCTTCTATTCTGCGTTCAATTGTTTTTTGATTGGACACTGGGTATACATTGGTCTCTTCCTTTAGGAAAAGAAATACCAATCCAACAACCAATAAAATCTGGATAACAAAAGATATGTTCTGCTTACTTGGCATTATTAAACAGCTCTGAAATTAAATGAAGGTACATTACCAACACCACCTAATAGATATTGAGGATCTATAGTTGCAGGTTCCGTAGCCGGTTCTAGTACAACATCGTATCTCCATAAATTTTGAGGAGCATCAGTGCCATTTGAATTTAACCATGCAAACTGGTAACTCCAATTGTAACTAATGACTTTATATTCAATTACAGCAGAACTTGAATTAAAACCAATCCAATATGTTTCACCTGCAGTAAATGTAAAATTTAACGGTGTAACAATATAACCCGGAGTAGATGCATCTATTTGATTTGATACATATAATCTATTGTTTGGTTTTCCATTTAAGTCATCATAAATAGAAATAGATAATTTTCCTGTTGAAAAACCTGTTACAACTTCAAGAACAACCTGATCAATTGCAAATGTATTGTTTGGAATAAATGGCCATAAAGCTACTTGTTTTTCCATAGTAACATGCTCATATCCAGAATGAAATGCGGCATTTAATGATAAACCAATACCAGCTCCTGAATATGGTTTAACCATTGCATGTATTCCACCTTTAGTAGAAGCAGATGCTGTTTGTGCAATTTGAATTGAAGTACTCATAACATTAAGAAATATAAGTGATTACAAATACTGTTCCTGTAGCATCGTAAGTCATACTAGCTAAAGTATTATTTAATGAACCTGCATCAAAACTTACAGTAACGCCTGCTGGCAAATGTTCACCATCTAAATCCCCAACTGCACTACCAATGTTAGCTACAGAAAAACTGTAAACACCTGCAGGAGTTGAACCTGCTGTAGTAGTTGTAAAATAATTAGGCGTTCTTGATTGAGACGCTAAAGCAAGCACGGTATTTTCAGTATTTGACTCAATAGCTGTAGCTTGAGTTAAAATATCAGCAATGCCTGATAGAATGCTTTGTTGTGTAGCTTCTAATGAAATACCTGTAGTATTTGTAATGATAGATGCGCTGTTTGTGATTATATCACCCAATGCTGCTAATACCAACTGCTGAGTAGCTTCTAAACTAATGCTAGTTGTATTACTTACTATTTGTGCCAAATATACATTTGGATTAATGTAAGTTAAAGCGCCTGTTGGTGTTCCTGGTACATTTGTTCCTGCCGCAAAATAAATTGGCGCATTAAAAGTTTGTGTATCTGGATTATAAATTCTAACTTCTAACCAAGTAACATTGTTAGCATCTACAACAAGAGAAGCTTCAAAGTCTTGACCGTCTTGTAATGTAGCTAAGATTTGTGTTAATAATGCATCTGCATCTATTAATAATTTTTCTACATCATCTGTATTAGCTGCAATTTCTTTTAAGTTATCACAGTTGCATTGCAACCCTTTTAACATATTTAATTGCCAGTTGGCATTTAAACCGTCTGAATTTATAATTGACATAACATCTTTTTTTTATTGCACCAAAAAGCACATCATTTTATATAATATACACAAAAACTTTTACTTATCCAAAAAAATTAGATTATTCCCAACATGTATTTTTCAGCATTTTTTATTGAGTCATCATTGGCTAACATTATTTCAAATATCTTAGGACTAACATGTTCTGGATGAATCCACCAATCTTCATAAGGACATGAATCATTAGGAGCAATGTTGCTTACTACAAGTACATAACCTTTAGCAAGCAAAAACTCTCTTGACTTTTCCCTATAGAGTTTGGTGACATCAGTATAAAAGTCATGCTCATAAGTAATTACACCAAATGTACATTTGTCCCAAGGCAGCATTGTAAGAATGTCATACGTTGTTTTTGGCGGTTCACAATCTACTTGTAAATAATCTATATGCCCTTCAAGAACAGAGTAATCAAATTTAGTTGCATCACACAAAATAATTTCATTATGTCTAGCTACTTTAAATTTTTCAACTTCATGTGGAAGAATTTCCAATGATGTTCCAGTCCAACCAAATTCTTCTAGCAATGCTGTATTACTTCCATGAAAAGGATCTGCTGCACCAATTTCAAAATATTTACCATTTCTTTTACCATCCAGCATTGACAAAGTAAACATGTCTTGATAAGTTTGAGAATAATTTTTCTCAATGTTTTCTGCTCCAGGGAACTTATATCTAAGATTTTCATAAAAACCTTTATGGTATCTTAAAAACGGATCTGGTCCAGAACCAAGAGATGTAATATTAGTTTGAACTAAGTCTTTATATTTTTGTGATAATTTTTCTCCTTTGTTCACAAGTTTAATGAAACAGTCGCGTGATTCTTGAGATCTACCAATCCACCATGCTGAAACTGCTTGTTGAAATTCAAGTTGATATTTTCCAAGATAACCAACATTACTTGTGATATTATCAGCATGTTCTGCATTTGCTAATCCTGCAATTGCATAAGAATATGCTTCATGGTATTGTTGATTTGATTCAGCTATTTCACTTAGAAACAAATAAGCTTCTGGTCTTTCTGGAGCAAATGCCATAGCATTTAACCACAAACCTTTTTCAGTAGTTCTTCTACGACCTTGTACACTAATGCATTTAGCAACCATTAATAATGATTCATACACATTTTCATAAAAGTTTCCATACTCAGCTGCACGCAAATAAAAAGCTAATGCAGATGCAGTGTGACCTTGTTCAAAATAAAATTCAGCTAGTTTAAAATTATTAGCAGCATGGAATGGATCTTTGATGAAATTTTCTAATTTACTTGGCGTTATTCCTTTAGACTTATATTCTTGATCATACTCTAATATTATATTTGTCATTGATTCAAACACATGTCTCGGTAGTCTTAAAATAAAGGCCGTAGAGTCTTGGAAACCAAAAGGAATGATAAAGTCATTGCCATCAAAAGCTAAACCGCAGGAGAACTCAATATTTGCAGTCATGAACTTAAATTCTTCTGAGTGCGCAACTATGTTCCAGTTTCTGTCCCAAACAATAAATCTATGGTAATAATGAGCATCTTTTTTATCTTGCTCATTTTTCCATAAATCTACTTCATGTGTAATAGCTATTCTGTAATCACCTACTGTAATTACTTGTGACCCACCGCGTATATCTCTTGGGATATTAAGATTTTGTTCAACAAGCTTTACTGTTTCGGAAGTGTTTGTTCCTGGGATGTGTTTAACAATTTCTGTAGGAGAAGACCATTTGACATAATGAAACGGCATATCAAGAATTGGCATCCAGTTCTTTTCACAATAAGATGTAGTAGGTGGTTCAATTCTTGTTCTTTTAACTTCTGCATTGTCTTCAATTAAAGACAATTCCATTCTACCTTCACCATTTGTTTTAGTATCTCTTCTAACACCTGTAAGGTATAAATTGTTTTCCCAGTTAACAACGCGGGCATCTTCTAATCCAATAAATTCCCAAACAGGTTTTACATCTAATTTTGATGTATCAACTTTATGTACTATGTCAATTCCAAGTGTGTTAGAATCTAATTTACACAAATAGTTTGTTGTTCTCAATGTAACATCATCTTCTGGATTTAAGTAAGCCAGAGGACCCCAAAGAGTTTGGAATTTTTGCTTACCTTCACTATGATACAAAGTATATTGCACATGTCTTAGGTTAAGCAAATACTCGCCATTATTATAAACAAGAGAAGGATTAGTAAGTCCTAATCCTTCAGTTATATTTGCGGGAATTAAAAGATAATTTACAGAGCCTCCGTTTTCTAAAGCTCTCTTACACAAGTTATTATTCATACAGTTGGTTTTTGTCCAACAAATATAAGATTAATTTTCAAACGGTGGAGGCAGTGTTACATCCAAAGGTGTGATTTGTAAATTAACTTGTTTAGTTAAATTTTCCTGCAGGGCTGATACATCTAAAGTTGCTTCTAACCATCCTACTACTTGCTCTTTAGTTAAACTGTTGTAGTTTGTAAAATTTGCAGGTGTTGGAACACCTACTTCTTGAGCTCCGTATGCTTCAGCAAAATATTCTTTTTCACCAACCGTTTCTTTAGCAGAATATCTCCAGTGTACAGTTTTAACTACATCAGTTAATCCTTCTAGTTCAACAATGCAGTCCATTGCTGATATTGTCCAATTAAATATCATGGTTTATCTTTTTTATCAACCTCTGCAGGTTTAGGTTTAATTGCTTCTTGTAAAGTTGCTAATGCAGCTATACAGTTGTTTACATCTTGTAAGCTAAAAGCTCCGCTTTTTGTAGCTACATTTATGGCTTGCTCAATTACTTGATATGCTTGTTCTGGATTCATAATTTTGTTTTTTTTTACAAATATACTATTTTATACATACATTACACTTCGCCAACCTTGTGACTGAGTGTAAACATTTAATTCTTCTCTATCAACATTAAATACAACTAAACCATTAGCTGGTGATACAATATTATATATATCTCCTTGTGACATTCTTGGAGGTAAAAATCCTTTTGTTATTGATTCAAGATGTAATAGCGCACTTGCATCTGGTGCATTTATTCCAATGCCTACATTTCCACTTGGATCTAGTCTCATGACTTCATTTCCATTTGTACCAAAAAGAATTGATTTTGTTGCACCATATTGAATAAAATAAGTGTCTTTGCCGTATAGTTCAATTCGGTTATTTACACCATCCCAATGTCCAATTGTTATGTTTCCAGTTCCATCACTAATATTAACTGCTTGTGTAGATGCAGCTCCAGTTCTAACAGCAAACATATAGCCGGGTGAAGTTGTTCCAATTCCAATATTTCCATTTCCAGGGAAATACATTGTGTTTCCTGCTATGCTTACTAAGTCAGTTGTATTATTTCCAATAAATGAAAAACTTGAATTTAGATAAAAGTTTGTGCCATTAAAATAAGCATCTCCTCCTGAATGAAATGTTCCATTTACATCCAGTTTGTAGTTTGGTGATATAGTTCCTATACCTACATTACCACTTCCAGATAAAGTCATTGCATCATACATTGCATATGACCCAGTTTGATTTCTGAATACTTGAAAGTTTAATCCACCCGCATAAGGCTGATAACCTGAATCCCAAAACCCGTATATTTTTCCACCTATATCTGAACCATTATCGTGTGCGTAAAATATTCCTTTCCCAACTTGGATTGATGATCCATAATAAACATTACTACTACCAACACCAATTGTTCCAGCAAAATAAGTTACTCCAGTTGTACCTCCATTAATTTGCAAATATGCGTTTATATCATTTGAAATAATGTTTCTGAATCTAACTTCATTTTGAAAATATGATCCACCAGAAGCTGTGACATAAAAATATCCATTACCAACAACGGCCATTCCGGCATTTCCATCACCTGTGATGTATGTATCATTTGAATTATATGGATAAATTCTTGACCCACCAATAAAACCGTTTACATCAAGTTTGTAATTTGGACTTGTTGTTCCAATACCTACATTACCTAATGCCTTTACAACAAATAATGTACTAGCCCCATTTACAACTTTAACAAAATTATTATTTGCAGAATTTAAACCTTGGCTTCCATTTGATTGAAATACAAAAGCATCTGGTGCATCTGCCCAACTTCCACTTGTCTGATTAATTATACGATAGCCATCCAATTGCATATAAGATGCAGCATAAGTGGGGCTTATAATTTTTGTAATTGTAAGCGGTAAGTTTGAACCAAAAGAACCATCTGTTCTATAGGTAATAGTTCCAATCAAAGTACCTCCTGGGTTATCAGTTCTACATATAGATAATCCACCAACACCTACTTGAACATTACCGGCATTATTTACTTTTAAATGATAACCTGTTACAGCACTATTGATAATTCCAAAAGCATTATCTGTTGCTAAAGCACTTTTAGCAAGTACTTCTAGTTGTGCATAATTAGCATCAAAGTATGAAAAATTTACACTTAATGTATTACCAGGTGTAATTCTTGATGAAGATAGATTTAATTTACCATTATAACCAAAAATAGAACCCTGTGCAGAACCACCATTATTACTGAATGATAATGTTGGATAGTATTGTCCAGCAGGTTGCGCAATTGACATACCTGGGCTTGTTACACCTGCCGCAGTAAGTGCTCCGGTAGATGTAACTTTAAACAAGGTACTTGAATTTGCTGCATTATTTATTATAAATGCATCACTGGCTCCATTTACCAAAATTTTTAAACCAGTACCAAATGTCAAATTTGAACTTTGCTGAAGTTTGCCTGCACTTTCAAAATAAATTCCATTTGTAACAGCAGATTGCGCAACTGTTGAACCTGTTATTATTGGGGCTGTTATTGAAATACCATTAATTATTGCCATTGTCTTTTTTTTAAATTACCACCCAGGTATTATCTGGATTAAATCTTATTATACATGCGCCATTTGTTTGTGTAGCAGATTCCCAATAACAATGTCCAACTAATCTTGCTATATATCCGCTGGTAGTTGGAACATTTTCTGAAACATTTCCTGCAACAGTATCTGAAATATATAATGGTTTAGCAGCACTTTCCGATCCAAATTGATCATGAGATTCAGTTGAATAAAAACCATGCAATAAAACTTGAATTGTTTGATCAGCTCCCCCTGTATCATTTAACACAACCCCCAATAACCATACGGAACCTCCATTACTAGCACCTGCTCTAAACCATTTTCTGGTAGTTCTGTCCATATACACTACTTGAGTTTTAACTAAAGCTTCTCCAGAAGTTTCTGCTATTAATATTTCACCAGTTGCGTATAAAACACTCCAATCAGCTAATTCACTAAGTGTATTAGTAATTCCAGAATTTATTGTTACAGAAAATAAAGAAGGATCACCAACTCGTCCTGCAATCATTGTTCCAGTTCCACTGTCAAATTGAGCTCTATATTCAGCAACCATTCCTCCAGAACCATCTGAAGTTAAAATTTCATTATTGTTACCTGGAACAACAGAATAACCTGTTGTACCTTGTGGTCCTTGTATTCCTGTAGTTCCGGTTGTTCCTTGAATACCTGTAGTACCTTGTCTTCCCTGAACTCCTTGAACCCCTTGCGAACCAATAGCGCCTTGAGAACCCGTTGCCCCAGTAGCTCCAATAGCACCTTGACTGCCAGTTGTTCCTTGGCTACCTGTACTTCCAATTGAACCTTGCGAACCTGTTGTTCCTGTAGCACCTTGTGCTCCGGTTGCTCCAATAGATCCTTGAGATCCAATAGCACCTTGCGCACCAGTTGAACCCGTATTACCAGTAGTTCCTTGACGACCTTGGACACCTTGCGCACCCTGACTACCAGTTGACCCAGTAGCACCGATTGCTCCTTGTGCGCCAATAGAACCCTGTGCTCCAGTTGAGCCCGTTGTTCCTTGACTGCCGGTTGCTCCTATAGATCCTTGACTACCTACAGCACCTTGGGAACCTGTGCTTCCAATAGCACCTTGGGAACCAGTCGCGCCCGTTGTACCTTGGCGACCTTGCACACCTTGAACCCCTTGTGTACCTTGGCTACCTATTGCACCAGTTGATCCGGTTGATCCTTGACTTCCTGTAGCTCCTATCGCACCTTGGCTTCCCGTAGCTCCAGTGTTACCTGTAGCACCTTGTATTCCTGTAAGTCCTTGCGAACCTGTGCTACCTTGAGCACCGGTTAATCCTGTATTTCCTGTAGATCCTTGAGATCCTGTATTTCCAGTTATACCTTGGGAACCAGTCGCTCCTTGACTACCGGTTGAACCTGTGCTACCTTGACTTCCCGTTGCACCAATAGCTCCTTGTGAACCAATAGTTCCTTGTATTCCTTGAATACCTGTCAATCCTTGTATGCCGTTTGTTCCTTGTCTACCTTGCAGTCCTTGTATTCCCTGGATTCCTTGCGTTCCCTGAGAACCGGTTAATCCTGTAGCACCAGTAGAACCTTGCGCTCCTGTAATTCCTTGACTGCCAGTTGCACCTGTAGAACCCTGTGATCCAGTATTTCCTGTTGTACCTTGTGAACCTACCGCACCTTGTGAACCTGTAGATCCAACTGAACCCTGACTACCAGTAGCTCCTGTTGAACCTTGTATTCCTATTGCGCCTTGAGCTCCAGTATTTCCTAACAATCCTTGAATTCCTTGAATTCCTTGAGCTCCTGTATTTCCAATTAAACCTTGTATTCCTTGTATACCAGTTAAGCCTTGTATACCTTGAATCCCAATAGCTCCTTGTATTCCGGTTACACCTTGTAATCCAGTTATACCTTGAATACCTTGCGGACCGGTTATATTTCCTACATCATCCCATTCGGCACCGTCCCAAACCCATAAGTGTCCAGTGTCAGTGGTAATGTAACCATCTCCTACAGAACCAGTATATGAATTTGGCCAACCTGGTAATGCTGTTGATGTAGAAACACTTCCAATTATTGTTACAGATGTTCCTGATGTACCTTGAGATCCAATAAATCCTTGGATTCCTTGCGTACCCTGCACACCTTGTAAACCTGTTATACCTTGAGACCCAACTAAACCTTGTGAACCGGTTGACCCCTGCATTCCAGTAATTCCTTGTGTGCCCTGAAGACCTTGAACTCCTTGTGTGCCTTGAGAACCTTGCGATCCAATTGCACCTTGAGAACCGGTTTGTCCAATTGCGCCTTGAGAACCTGTTGAACCTTGAGAACCTGTTGAACCAGTTGTACCTTGGGACCCTGTATCACCGGTTGTTCCTTGTGTACCAGTTGTTCCTTGAGATCCGGTACTGCCAGTTGTCCCTTGTGCTCCAGTTAATCCAAGTACGCCTTGGGTTCCTTGTACACCTTGTGTTCCTTGCGCACCCGTAGCGCCCGTGGCACCTTGACTACCAGTCACACCTTGTTGACCAACAGAACCTTGAAGTCCAACTAATCCTTGGATGCCTTGAGATCCTGTTAATCCAGTTGTTCCTTGAATTCCATTTGTTCCTTGGCTACCTGTAGAACCCGTTGTTCCTTGGCTACCAATTTCTCCAGTTGTGCCTTGTACACCCTGTATGCCTTGAATGCCTTGTAATCCATTTAAACCTTGCGTACCTTGAACACCTTGAAGTCCTTCTAAGCCTTGAATTCCCTGAATACCCTGTAATCCAATCAAACCTTGCAAGCCTTGTATTCCTTGTGTACCTTGACTGCCTACTAAACCTTGAGTTCCTTGTAAACCTACTGACCCTTGTGAACCAGTATTACCAGTTAAACCTTGAGGGCCTGTTGTACCTTGGATTCCTTGTGAACCCAATATACCTTGAGATCCTGTAGCACCAATTGAACCTTGGATGCCTTCGGTTCCTTGTGCGCCAGTACTACCAACAGAACCTTGAGATCCTATGTTTCCTATAGTTCCCTGAATACCTTGGGTACCGACAGCGCCTTGAGTACCTGTTTGTCCTTGAGAACCAACTGTACCTTGAGCACCAACCGTTCCTTGGCTACCAGTTACACCTTGTGCTCCAGTAATTCCTTGTGTTCCTTGGTTTCCAGTAATACCCGTAGAGCCTTGCATACCAATTGCTCCTTGTGAACCTGTAGATCCAGTACTTCCTTGTGAACCGGTATTACCCATTGTTCCTTGCACACCTTGATTTCCAACGGAACCTTGTATACCTGTATTTCCTTGCGCGCCTTGAGCACCAATGATTCCTTGAGAACCTTGACAACCCATTGCACCTTGTATTCCTTTTCCTCCTTGAATTCCTTGGATACCTTGCGGTCCTTGAATTCCTTGGATGCCTTGAGCACCACAACAACCCTGTACACCTACATTACCTTCAGTTCCCTGAATTCCTTGAGTTCCTGTTTCACCCAATGGGCCAATAGTTCCTTGGATTCCTAAAGAACCTTGTAGTCCTTTTAAACCTTGAGCGCCTTGATTACCAGTTACACCTTGATAACCTAAATTTCCTTGAATTCCGTCAATTCCTTGTACACCTTGCGGACCTTTATATCCTTGAACACCAGTGTTACCTTGTACACCGGTTGTACCCTGAATACCTTGAGCTGCAAATAAACCGTCAAGACCTTGAATACCTTGAATACCAAGATCGCCTTGAATACCTGTAGTACCTTGAGGACCTCTAAGTCCTACGGTCTTTAGATAACCATTTTTGTCTACAACTTCCATTATTCAATTCCGCTTATATAGTAACTTGTTGTGGGAGATGTTGTTTCAACAATAAACTCATCACCTTGATTAAATATAAAATCAATTGTATCAGTCAACGTGTCACCGCCATCTAATTCTTTTTCATAGAGCAAAGTGGTTGTTTTAGTTCCCCAATCAAAAATACTAACAGACAAAGTATATCCGTTAGGATCATTAACCCTAAAATCTAAAATTTTACTTATGCTGGTTCTTGAAAGATTTCTATGCAAGACATTGCGTCCTGTGTTTAAAACTCCTTCGCTACAAAATTCACCCATAGACTTTAATATACAAAAAAAGATCAAGGTACACAAGTATATGTACATAAAAAAAGGCCTTACTAGAGCAAGACCTTTTATAAACTTAAACAGTTAGTTATGAGTGCTCAATCATTCTAACTCTATTTATTGTTGCTGCATCCGCATTAGATGTGCGCAAAATAGCAAAAATAAAATATAAATCAACTGTTGGGTCAATAGTAACTTCATCTCTTGTGTTAGATGTCGTAGACATATCTAATGCAAATTGCTGAAGGAAATTATAACCATAAATTTTGTTACCTACTTTTTGGAAATCTCTTGCACATCGCATCCATCCGCCATCAGCAGCTTGATTTGCACCTGTTGCAATTCTAGTTGCACCAACCAAAGAGTTGGTTGTATTTACATAAATTTGAGATTGGACAATGCCAGTAAAGTTACTTCTAAAAATACCCCAAGATGTTTCAAGTATAGCATTTGTTGCTAATGTGTTTGCAGGAACTAAAATACTTCCTGAAATGTATGGAGTTCCACTAACACCACCTGTAAGAGTGTTACCTTCTACAATAGTTCCAAGATTTTTAAGTCCTGCTAAACCACCGCCTGATGCTCCAGCTGGACCTTGTGGTCCTGTAGCTCCTTGCGCAGCCAATAAAGCCCAATGCGTTGTATCTAAATTTGGAGCAATTGTTCCATTGGTAGCTAAAATACAAAAGTAAGAAGCGCCACCATATCCAACAGCATCATCTGCTACATAATTTGTACCAGATGTCCATAAACCTTGCCAGTTTAATCCTGCTGGTCCTACTGCACCGTTTAATCCTGGTGTTCCTTGTGGTCCAGTTAATCCTGTTGCCCCAGTTAAACCTGTTGCACCTGTTGCACCTGCCGGGCCTTGTTGTCCTGGTGGAATAACAATAACATCTAAAACATTTGCAGTTATACTATCTACAAAATCTTCACCTGTAATTGCTACTGGTTTGTAATCACTTGTGTAGTTTTTATCACGTACACCAATTGCAATTAAATCTGATTTGTCAATTGTTTTTTTGACCATCTTGGATTTGATCAAATTGAAGAAATTAATGTTGTTATTTAACATGTCAATAATTTTAAAGTCTTTACACTCAATATACGCAATTAAAACCAATAAAGCAAAAAAAAAGCTCTGAAAAATATCCAGAGCTTTTAATGAGGTTTTATGAAATCAATAAATCCCAATAATGTGAGATTCCTGAGCAACAAATTTAATTTTTCCATCAATCTCTACAGTGTCACAATAAGACAACTGACGAGGTGTGATTAAAACTTCATCTGCAGCTTTACAGAAAGTAACATCTTCTCCTACAGCATGCACTTTAAGACGCGTGTAGTGTTTTACTAAATCTGCTTCCATTGAAGCTTGTGCATCCGGACTTAATTCTAATCCTTTAATTTTTGATTCATAAGTTGGTTTGTCCAACAATACAATCTTACCTTGCCATTTTTGCATAACTTTTTTTTTAAAATAATTTGTGTTGAATGTGGCGAGCTATAACTTCACCATTCTCTTTAATTTCTACTATTTCTGCATTTTCAACAGCAGTCAATGCTTCTGCTATAGAATAAGTTCCATCCTGATTGCGTTGTTGTGTTGTAACTTGGACTATTACTGAACGCCCAGCTTGCATTGCTTTTGTTGACTTCATCCATCCTTCTGATTCAGAAGAAGCTTTAGAAATAAGTTTGAACGTGTCGCCATCTCCCCAAAACTTAATATCCTTGACATTTTTTCTAGCACCGTTGGCTGTGGTGTTGTGTAATGATTTTTCTTCCATTATTTCAAACCCTTAGCGATTCCTTTTACTCCGTACATCTGCGCTGTTTCCAATTCAGTCATTGCCAAAGCAAAAACACGTTTAGCTTCAGGATCAGTTGTTGCATTTGATTCATTGTTCATGTAATCAATAGCATCAGCCATCATACGTTTAAATGTTCCAATCTTATCATCTGCTGATGGATTGAATCCAATGTGACATCTTTTTTCTCCAAGTGTCATTTCTCTTTCTGTGTTTTCCATTGTGTTGGTTTATTAAAATTTACTAATTGCTACTCCAATTGCATATCCTACAAAAATTAAGATCATTGCAATGATTGAAACTGATACAGCAGCCATAGAGAACTCATAGTTCTCCTGGCCTTTGTAATCATATTTCTTTTTATCCTCTTGCGACATTTTCCAAACGGTTTAAAACATCTTGTGCCGTATGACCATCATACGGAAACTTCACAATCTCTTCTTCTGGACATTGGAATAAATCCCAGTCCTCCATTTTGTAGTGATTGGACACTTGACCTGTAGGAAGAACAGCCATCACGATAAACCAACCGCCTCCAAAACATTCCATGCCGTCATTGTGACGTTTTGATTTATGCACATTGTACAATCCATCTTTAGTCCATGCATTAAATGCAGCAGCATTGTACATTTTTCTAAAGTTATACAACTCATCAAAAGTATGGTAGCCGTCAGACAAAGTACCAATTTGATCTTCAGAAATGTAAGTCTTTTCAAAAATATCTGGCTTGCATGGATAGAACTCACCATTAACACCTTTGATAATAAAATCACCAAGTGACGCTGTCATTACACCTTCAAGTGTAGGAATCTCAATTTTTGGTTCACCTGATGTATGTAATACAGATTGTTTACCCTGCATGAATTCTGCAATCTTGTCTACTGTTTCTAAACTTGCATCTTTAAATTGAACTGCTTCAATAGCAACTGTTTTTTTGATGTACTTCATCTTAATTCTCTTTAATTTTGTCCATTACATACTCTGCAGCATAAATTAATCCTACTGCTACTAAAATCCCAAGGCATGTGCCTGTTGCAACTGTTAAAATAGTCATGTTATTTGTTTTTTTGGTTAATATACGATTTCAAAATTGCCAAGTAATTGATAGCATCCTCAATTGTGTCTGTGATTGCTTCATCTTTTACCATGGCTTCTTTATCCAACAAAGTGGATATACGAGACATCTTGTCCATTAAACGAACTAAGATGCCTCTTTCTACGGTAACACCTGCTATTGTTGCATTTTCAAAATTTGCAAATGGGTTTCTGATAGTTCCCCCGTAGTCATTGTTTTTTTTAACGGCTACTTTCATGCAGTTATCAAATGTTTGTACCATATCCTGTAATAAAGGATTGTTCATAATATCCGAATCTTCTGGTGAAACACAACGGTCTCTCTCTACTTGTTCCATTTATTTTTGTTTATAAAATTTACCTAATATGTTGCCATTCAAAAACTCATCACTTTCAAGCACACCCAATGTAAACTGGTACTTGCACTCAAAATAAGACAATTCTTGTTTGCCAAAGCAGATGTGTAAGATTTCTCTTCTAATCAACACGCCATCTTTTTTGGCTTGCTTTAATGTTTCATTACTACTATAGTAGTTTTGATATGTAGACTTACGCACACGCTTGTAAGTTTTAAGCCTTTTGTCTGTAGGAAGATCCTTCTTTGCCAATTTGGTTTTCACATCAGCATAGAAATTCTTTTTTCCAATATAGCGAACAGCCTTGCCATCAATGATCGCCATCATCTCATAAACAAATCCAACAGCTCCTTCCGGAATCATGTCTTCAGTAAATTCTTTTCCATCAAGTATCCACATATCAATATTTATTTTTGGCACGCTTATTATAATTCTTTGTTTGGAGACTCTTGCCGTTCTCCTTTATGTTTTTTACCTCAGCTTCTTTCCTGTGGTTGATAATTTCTTGTTTCAAAGAACCAATGATTCTGTGATTTTTAAATTTGTAGTATTCTGGAGTCAACTGATCAATACTAATTCCAATGCAAAAGGTTACTCTGTAAAACTTTACTCTTAACCCATTAATGATTCTTACAAAACTTATCATGATCTTTATTCATTAATACCTAGTCTGTCAAAATAACCAAGACATGTTTTGTCAATGGTTTTTCTTTTGCGCGCCAAGTTAGGGTTCAACATAATGTACTTGCACTCCTTACCATCAATTACTGTATGAATGTAACTGATCACACTCTTCTTGTACAAACGCTTCATGAAGTCAGCATACTTGTTACGCGTATACTTTAACTCAGCCATAAGTGTTGCGTCTGTGTGTGGAAATTTACGATCCTGGTACAAGATGTTGAAAGTACCATTTGTCATATCAGCCATTTTTAAAATGCGACCATAATCAACATGACTGAAATTTGTAAGAATGTATTGAAGTGCATGACTGTCAATTATAACATATTCATTGCTGCTAACAATCACTAAATTTTCATCCTTGATATTGACTGTGGTTTCTGGAGAAAACATCTCCCCAGTTTCCATGTCTACCAAATTAGACATCTTCTTTTTAGTTACTACCGGTTTTGTCATGAAACAAAGGTAGCATAATTATTCAAACTTGCACCATTTTAGGTGCAAAAAATGCGTTTTTTCTTGATTTTTGCACCTTTTTGGGTGCATGTGAACCTTATAAGGTGCTCTTTATTAGTTAGTTAAGTAGTTCCCCCTATATTATATATTAGGGGGATATACTACCTGCCTTGTCCTGCGTATGCTTTTTTGTAGTTTTTACTACTCTTAGACTTAGATGTCTTAGTCTTTGAGTGTACACCTGGACGGGATACTTTAGGAGAAACTATCTTCCCTAAAGCGTTTGTGTTTATTTTTGCCATTATATGTAAGTGTTAGTTTTCACAAATATAATTAATTCCAATTCTTGTTATATCGTTCCCAGTAAAATTCTGGCATTCGGTCTATGTATTCCCCAACAAAGTCAGACTTGAATACACTAGTTTCCATTTCCAGCAATGCTACAGTGATAATATCTTCACTTTTGTAACCATACTCCAACAATGTTTCTTTGATCCACGTATAGTTTTTTCCAGAGAGAACAGCAGCTTCACAAAGCACAACCTTATTGTATTTTGGAATACGTTCTTCAAACTCTTTTTTAAACTTGTGCAGATATGGCTCTTTAGACTCACCGGGATAAGGCACATCTAACTCAAACAAATCTAACATTTTACCATGATCAGAAAGATAATGAGCAATTTGCATTGCCACAGTAGATGAGTAATCAGGAGAGACGTTAATAACTAATGTTCGGTAAGGATCCACATTAGGTAGTTTTTGCATTAAACTTTGCAGCAAACTATATTCTTTTAAATGATCTATGTATATATCCATGGTAACAAATATAATAAAAAATCCCCAGCCTGTACTGAGGATCCTTTTTACCTAAACTGTTTTTGAACTTTTGTTACCAGGTCAAAGATATAAATTCTTTTCTTCCTATAGAAAAAGCGTATATATTTTTTCAACTATGTGTGAATGAAAATATGCTTCAGCTTCCTTTTCCACATCTCTATTTAGAAACTTAGGTAAGAATTCTTGACACAGGTGCAGCACTTCATGACATAGCGTAGTCATATTACTTGGATCAGTTGGATCAAATCCATACTTGAGAATGATCATTCTAAACATAGATCTGGGATAAGTTTTAAGTTCCTCCCATGCGTACATTCCATGACCAGCAGATTCACCATCTTTATCCATTCCGGCTAAATCTTCTCTACAATCCTCTATTTGCTCAATAATCTCATTGAACCATGCAAAATGCTTTTTGATTTTTTTAAGATTGTTGCTTTCAGGATTGCTATTATTTTCTTTGAACCACTCAATTACCTCATCTGCGTTGTAACCACACACTACAATCACTCTGTCATTTCCGTAAGGCTGTAATTCTACGGTGTCAATTACACATACACTCATTTGGTTTTTTCCATTAGATTGGTGATCATCATTTTAGTTAGCTTTTGAGTTTCTTGATCATCACTTGTTGCCATTTTGTAAAGACTGGTTAGCTTTTCTACAGTAATAACTTTTCTCATCTTTAGGAATGTAAGCTTTCTTACAACTTCAGAGGTATCCTCAAATTTGAACACACCAGGTGAAGGAAGATTATACTTTTTACAAAAGGTATGTACTCTTGAAAAAGCACTAATAAATTCATTGTGGGCTTGTTGCTTCCCTAGGTTAGGATCAGTGTACCAGTAATCACAGTTATCCATTGTATGTTTCAGCAGTTCAGAATATTCCATACACAAATATACAAATCTAAAACATATTACCAAAGAATAGTACAGGTAAAAACCCCTAGTAGTTTCTGTTGATCAAGCAGGCTTGCTAGGGGGGTGTTAATGGTTATAAGTCCATTCAGAGAGGCAACGTCTTGCACCAAAGAATTGGTTGCTATTTCCCAGTAACGAGAAGACCAGAGGCTGGTGCGCAGTGCTTATGAGATGCGTCCCTGGTTCTATAGCCTATGTAATGAAATACACAGGGGGGTACACAAATGTAAAAACATTTACACAAACAACAATACCATCCACTGGGTAAATTGGATTTCTTGTGTATAAGGGTGTGAGAGAGTCCCACTGCTTCGCAGCCCCCCACCCTTCGGGTTTGGGTGGGTACCCCCTGGTCAAAAAAGTCTGTCAACTTTTTTTCCCAAGGGTTTTTGGGAGTTTTTTTCACAGGGAGAGGGTGCTTGCACAGCACTCTGCTCGTGAATCATCTGGACCAGAGCAAGGGGAGGGAGGGAGCAAGGAGATGACATCTGCAAGCAGGGTGTCTTCAAAGAAAGTCTACATAGTATAATGGTTTGATATAGATGACCTGACAAAGAACCTCATACATAAACTAAAATCACAAGTGATTTTTATTAACCCTTTAAACTCATTGTTATGAACAAGATTAAATTAAACCCGTTGAAGTTCCACATAGTTGCGATTATGCTGGTTGGATTCTCTATTGCCTTCTCAGGAATGGTAGTGTTAAGCATTGCAGTGTATCCGTTACACGCATACTCATTAGCTCGCATTGTTGTGGCATTGGTGGCAATGTTAATATTCATTCTGTTGTCAAAAGGATTCTTAACTAAATACACATACTAATATGAATGGATTATTCGCCTTGTTACTTACAGCCATGTGTGGTGTAAGTGCGTATGAAGCATGCTTTGCTACAAACATGGAGTCCTTTGTGCTTGGTTCAACAGCTATGATATTGTCATCTGTTATATTTATTATTCATGCCAAGTATCCATTATTCAAATGAACACATTATTAATCACGGCATTGCTCATGGTATTAATCTATGGGCAATACCTTTTAAATCAAAAGAAATGAAGAAGTCAGATCAAACACGTGGTGCATCAGTAGGTATGTACTACTTATACACAATGATTGTTGTAGTAATATTAGCAGCATTGGTGTCATCATGTGGCACAAGTAAACATGGTGGGTGTAACTACCAGAAAGCACAGAAGTATAACCAGCGCCAACAACGTAAGGCTGCGCGTTACTACAGAAGTGAGAACTCTATCAACAACCCTGAGAACAGAGAGTATGTGGAAGAGATAGCATTCAATGAAGGCATTCAAACAAGTGAGGTAACTCAGCAGATGTTTGATGCACGATATAATTAAAGGGTGGGCTTCGGCCCTACTCTTTTCCTAAAGCATAACGCAAAGGTGTAAGGGTAGTAGTTTACTATCACTACACCACCACCTCGCCAACCACCTCATACATAAATCAAAAACACAAGTGTTTTCTTTCGACAGGTTCACTATGGTTTCATAGTGCTTGTCAAAGCGGTTAAATGCTACGGCCGTAAAAATGTAGCATCAATTTTAAATTTATTAAGATGAAAGCACAAGAATTAAAAGCGATTTGTAAATCAAACGCAGAGTTGTTAGACACAACAGTTGGAAAAATTAATGTAGCAAAAGCTGAGCAATTACAAGCTTGGTATGATACATTGTTAGTTACACCTGGTGCAGTCTTGCCAAGCTCAACACCAGCTGATGAAACAGCTGAAGAAATTACAGCTGTTGTAACAGATGCTGATGCGGATACTAAAGTGTTGTTTGACACTAACGGTAAACCATACACAGTAATTGGATTGCCATTCACAGGTTTGACTGAAAACGGTAACTTCAAGTTCGCGTTCAAAGACAGCCATGTGGTATCAACAAACGACGGTTTGCTTACATTGAGAAATGCAGGTAGATTATCTGAAGGTACTGTAATGTATTTCAGTGTTGATTCATTATCTTACAGCACACGCTACTCTTCTTACTTAGGTAATGTAGTTGCTTCTGCAAATGCTGATTTAATGAAAATCATTGAACACCGCAAAGAGAACAAACT